GGAACTTTTTTTCAAAAAATTAAATAAAAGTTATTGACATAAGCACCGATATGGTGCTATCATTAAGATGTCAAAACAAAAACTAAGGAGGTGAAATAATGCAAGAAAAATTAATTTTGTTAAAAGAACAAAAGAATTTGACAAACAAGGAAATGGCTGAAATGCTTGGAATTACACCGATTCAATATCGAAAAAAGGAAAAAGGTGAAGTTCAATTTAAGCTTAATGAAATGGTGAAATTAAGTGAATATTTTGGTAAAACTATGGACGAAATTTTTTTACCATCGAAGCACCAAAATGGTGCGTTAAATGAAAACGAGGAGGTGTAAATATGAGTACAGGCGTACAAATAACTTTAATTATTTGTGTCACTTTAATTGCTCTTATCTATATATTAGCTAAATATGGTAGTGATATAAATAACAATAAGAAAAAATAACTAAGACTAGCAAAGAAGAGGTGGAAATATGGAAAAGCCTTACTTAAACATTACTGAGTTATCAATTCTTCTAGGACAAGGTAGGCGTCAAGCTGAAAGAGTTATGAATCATCTTTTGGAGATTGCTAAGGAACAAAATTATTATATTCCTGAAAGTAAAAGAGATATTTTGATACCTACACATTTAGTAAAAAAAGAATTGAAAATCAAAGAAGTAATTTTAAACAAAAATAGAAACGAGGTTAAAGAATGAAAAGGACAAATAAAAAGATAAAAATTAAATGGAAAAATATAGCATTACTAGGAGTTTTACTATTATGTGCATATATAGTAGCTCACGATTTATTTATGCTAACAATCTATTCTTGGATTACAGGAAAGTATATGGGGTGGACTTGGTTTGGATTTTTAACATTTTTAATAGCCTTTGCTGTAGGAGGAGAGATTATTGATTATTTTGTTGAAGAAATTAATAAATAAAAAAAGATTTATGAATTGGTTGAGAACTCATAAATCAAATGTAAAACAAAACATTTTACTATTAGATTATAGCATTTAATGGTTAAAAAAGCAAAAAGGATTGGAGGTAAAAGATGAACGGATTCACTATATATAAAGAATACTACGAACTGATTACCTTACTAACCGAAAGAGAACAACAAGAGTTATTACTAGCAATAACAAAGTTTATGTTTGAAGATGTTGAGCCAACTTTAAATGATAAGCAAACAAAGATATTTAATAACTTACGCAGACCTTTAGAAAAAAGCAAAAAAAGAAGTAAGTGTGGTTCAATTACAAACTCAAAAGAAAATCAAGAAGAAAACGAAACAAAAACAAAAGAAAATCAAAAAGAAATCAAAACAAAATCAAATGAAAATCAAAAAGAGAACGAAAACAAAACACATCAAGATGTTAATGTTATTGTTAATGTTAATGATAATGTAGATGTTAATGTAAAAAAAATATCTTTAGAAGAAATAAAAGGAATTATTGAATATCTAAATATTAAAAGTAATTCACATTATAAGTATTCTACTGATAAAACACAAACTCTTATAAAAGCTAGAATTAAAGATGGATTTACTTTAGATGATTTTAAAATTGTTATTGATAAAAAATGTGAAGAATGGTTAGGAACTGATTTTGAAAAGTTTTTAAGACCTGAAACATTGTTTAGTAATAAATTCGAGGGCTACCTAAATCAAAAAATTACAGCTAAGAAGAAAACGCTAAAAGATATTTCTATGAGTGACATAGATAGAGCTATTGAAATTGAAAGAAAGGGTAGTGGATTATTTTGACAAAATTAGAATTTTTGAAAGGAATGAAAAAGTTAGCTAATTACTTTTTAAAAGATTTAAGTGATGAAGAATTAACAAGTTGGTATGAAATTTTTAAGGATATAGAAGTTGAAACTTTTTATATGTCAATTCAAGAAATAGGAAAAACTAATAAATATTTTCCGGTGTTGAGTGAGCTATATGAGGAATGTAGAAAACAACGAAAAAAGTTTTTTCTATCAATATTAGAAAACAATAAGTCAGTCCCTGAAAATAGACTTGGATACTTAAAAAGTATGGTTGATTGGTATTCGATACAAAAAGAATATCCAAAAGAAATAATAAAAGAAGTTCTTAGCTATAAAAAATCTAATTTAATTGAAAAAAAGGAAACTCCACTTATAGGTTAAAAGTAATGGAAGAAGAAAAATTAAGTAGATATTGGAAGTTAAGAAGAGCTTATAACACTTTAAATCTAAATTATGATGTTTTGAAAACTGAAAGTGAATATAAAGATCGAGTTATTACTCGTCAAAAAAATGAAATAGCAAAATTAAAGGAGGAGATTAAAAAATGGCAACAGCCAAAACAAAGAAAGTTGAAGAAAAGAAAACATATAACTTCGGTGAAAAAAAGACCGAAAATATAAACGGAAAAACTTTACCAGTAGAATTTATAACGCCAAAGTATAAAGAAGCTAGAAATAAAGCTATTGAATTATTGGAAAGTGATAAATATAAAGGAATATTGGAAACAAGTGATTTTTGGATATTAGTTAATACTTACGCTAACAAAACTAAGTCTATGTATAGCGGATTAATTATAAGCCACGATGGTTGCTTAAAAATAAATGATGTTTTAGATAAAGAATTAAAATTTAAACCTGAATGTATGACACTTGATAAAGAGGGTTATAATGGCTCTTTAGTATTTACTTATAATTGTCCTGAGCAAGGAATCTATGAAGTTGGAGAGGTAAGTAAAGATAATTGTAAAAATGATTATCCTTATGCTATGGCTTTAAAAAGATGTATGGATAGAGTAATTTTAAAAAATAGTAAAATAGCTTACTCAGGAATTTATAGTGATAGTGAAGCTGATGAATTTACAAAAAGAATTGATGAAGATGTTGTAGAAGAAAAACCTAAAACTACTAAAACAGCAACTACAAAAAAAGCACCAGTAAAAACTGAAACTAAACAAAAAGGTGGAGATTTACCAATTCAAAAAACTCAAGTAGAACTAATTAAGAAATTATATACAGCAGAGGAGTTAATTCCTTTAATGAAAAAAATTGGAAAAGTAAAAATTGTTGAACTTACTTTATTAGAAGCAAGTAGTTTAATTAAATTAAAAGAAAATGTAAAAGTGGAACAAGCTGTAGAAGTACCACAAGACGATGATAATTATTTAGATTAGGAGGAATAGAAAATGAAAGAAAATAAATTAGTAATCGTAAAAGATAATGAAATAGTAATTGATAATGATTTTATAGAAAGATATAGAAACTTTAAGAAAGTTCAATTAGAAATGGATTTAATAGAAAAAGATTTTAAAGCTCAATTAAAAAGTGCTATGGAAATAGTAGGAAAAGATAAATTGATATTAGATGGTTTTTCAGCAAAGATTAAAGCTGGATATACAACAAAGAGATTTGATTCTACAAGATTTAAAAAGGAATGTCCTGAAATTTATGAAGAATATTCTAAAGATTCAAGTGTATCAAGTTCAATATCAATAGAAGTTGAGTAATGATTGAGTTTATTGATGAACCACACATCTATCTAGTAAATGGAGTTATTACTCCTAGTGTTAGTGAAATATTACATTTTATATTTCCTAATAAATATAAAGGAGTTAATAGAAAAATTTTAAATAAAAAAGCTGAATATGGAACTACGATACACGAATCAATAGAAATGTATGAAGCTAACATTAAAACAATGTCTATAGAAGAAGCGTTTAATGTCACGATACAAGCTAAAGAATTAAGTTATATTCAAGAAGCAAGTTTAAGACAATATTTAAAGCTTAAAAATAGATATGAAATAGATGTAATAGAACAAGAAACAATGATTCAATTTGAACAAAAATACGCTGGTCGTTTCGATATGATAGCAAAGATTAAAGGATCACTATGTTTATGTGATATTAAGACAACAGCTGAATTAGATGAAGAATATTTAAGTTGGCAATTAAGTTATTATGAAATGGCTATGGGAAAGAAATTTGATAAATTATATGCTATTTGGCTACCTAAGAAAGATATAGGACAAGTAGTAGAAGTTAAGAGAAAACCTAAAGAGGTTTTGATAAAGAAATTAAATGAATTTTTGGAGGTATATGAAAATGGAAAATAAAGAAAACTTAAATTTATGTGCTGAATTATGCAAACAAAAAGATATAATACAAAATTTATGTTCTATCAGCAGTAAAATTCTAGAAGTATTAAGAGGTGCAATACCTAGTGAAAATGCCGAATGTGTAGGTGAAAATTGTATGTTGGATACAATAAAAAATAATAGTAAAGATTTATTATATTTAGAAAAAAATCTAAATGAAATAGCAACAAAAATTATAGGATAAGGAGAAAAAATATGGAAAATAAAATAACTGAAAAAGAAATGAAAATGGTGTTAGATGGAGCAAGAACTAAAATTATAGCTAGTAATACAGGAATGGCTGTAGAGGGAAATATATTAGAAGTAGTAAAAATAACAGGAATCTTAATTCATCAACTAAAAAAGAGTGGTGTAAGTGAAAAATTATTAAAAGATACTTTTAATAGTGCTCTTGGAATTGAAAATTTAAGTGAAGAAAAGGCTAAAAAAAATAGTAATGACAAAAAAGAATTAAGAGAATTTTTAAAGGGATTAAATGAAGCCTTAGCAAAAGATTTAAAAGATTTAGAAGAAATGTTAGGAGATGAAGAAGATGAATAATGTAAGTATTATTGGAAGAATAACTAAAGATATAGAATTAAGAGCTACAACAAATGGATTACCAGCTGTAAGTATGTTTGTAGCTATAAATAATGGAAAAGACAAGGACGGAAATGAAAGACCAGCCGATTTTCCGAAGATATATGTTTACGACAAACAGGCTGAAAATGTAAACGAATATTGTCATAAAGGTAGCCTAGTAGGAATTACAGGAAGAATTAAAACTAGAACTTGGGATAAAGAAGATGGAACTAAAGGATATGAAACTTATATTTTAGCAAGTAGAGTACAATTTTTAGATACTAAAGCTAGTGAGGGAGCTGGAATACCTGAACCTGATTATGTACCAGCAAAAGAAGAAAAAGAAGAAAATGATCCATTTGCCGATTTTGGAGAATCAGTAGAAATTAGTGACGATGATTTACCTTTCTAGGTGATATATGAAGCTTGTAGGTAATTATTCTCGTAGTGGAAAAAATGAAAACTTTGAAACTGAAATTACACTTACTATACGAGAAAACTATAAACATTTAATTCAAGACCTAGATAAGAACGAATTATATTCAATAGTAATATCTAAAGCTAAAGATAAAAGAACTGAACAGCAAAATAAATATATGTGGGCTCTAATAGGTGAGATAGATAAAGCTCGTAATGGTGATAGATCAAATGAGGATTATGATATTTACCTTGAGGCTTTGGTAAGAGCTGGAGCTAAATATACTCATCTATTAGTTGAGCCACAGGCTGAAACAATGTTAAGAGAAAGCTTTAGAGCAATACAGCTAGTTAGAAAAATACAAGTTAAGGATAAAGTCTTTAATGATTATAAATGTTTTTATGGAAGTTCAAAAATGGATAAAAAAGAAATGCACGACTTAATAGAAACAATATTAGATATGGCTAGTGAATGTGGATTAGATATTGTCTATTGGAAAGATGTATTAGATTTTGAGGATTAGAAATGGGAAAGATAAGTCAAAAAGATATTGTGTTAAATCATTTAAAGAAATATGGAAGTATATCTACTATGGAATGTTATGAAATATATAGAATAACTGATTTACAACACGCAATATATCTTTTGAGAAAAGAAAATTACAATATTACTGATGAATGGATTAGTAGCAAAAATAAATTGGGTTGGGCTAATAAATATAAAAAATATACTTTAGTTGAAAGTTGAGGTTAATAATATGAACGAAAAAAAAGAATTGATAAATACACTTAAAAAAAATATAGAAATTGTTAATCATTATGGAGTAAAAAAACAAATGCCTATATGGATTGAAGAAATGAGTGAACTTATAAAAGTAATTTGTAAGTGGGCTAGAAAATATGACGAATTAGAGGGTGATATAACAGGTCAATTAAAAGCTGATTTTTATGAAGAAATAACTGATGTTTCGATTTGTTTAGATCAATTAAAATATATCTTACATTTTAAAGAAGATGATTTAATGAACGAATATAAATTCAAAGTTGAAAGACAGCTAAAAAGAATAGCTGGTGAAAATAATGAGTGAAGAAGAAATTATTAAATTAAGAACAAGATTACAATTAGCGGAAGATAGTAATAAAATTCTAGTTCAAAAATTAAAAAATAAAGAAAAAGATTTAAAGACAATAAATAATCTTTATCTAAATGAAAAGAAAAAAGTGAATACCATTTATACAGCTTTAACTACACGAAATGTAGATGAGAATAATTATAAAAAAGCTATTGAGTGGATAATAAAAATTATTGAGGAGGGATAAGATATGAGAACAATGATTTTAATTATTAATTTAGTATGTCTTGCATTTATGATTTTTAATATGATAAATATTGCAAAAACTGATAAAGAAATGGATAAAATGTTTAAGAAATTAGATGAGGACTTTATTAAAAAGATGAAAGCTTTAACTTTACATTTAACACCTGATGAAGCTTTAGAACTAATCCACGAAGTTGTAAATATTCCTGACAAGTTCTACTTAGGAGTAAATAGTAATGATTTATTAGAAGTCACACTATTTGAATGTGATGATAATATGCCTAATAAAATGGGACGCTCAATAGAAACATTTTATTTAGAAAGTTATAGATCTAATGAATTAATTAGCTTTGGTATAGAATTATTAAATTATATAAACGAAAAGGCTTTTAAAAATGAATAATGATGTTTGGAATGAATGTATATTTGACTTTAGAAATATTCCTGTAAAATGTGATAATTGCGGAAGTAATAAAGTTAGATATACTTCTAACAAAGAAGTTTACGGAAGAGTTTATGGTAATGGTGGCTGTTATTTATGTGATGATTGTAAAGCTTATGTGGGTGTGCACGATATTAAGAACAAAAAGCCACTTGGAAGATTAGCTAACAAAGAGTTGAGAGAATTAAAAATGGCTTGTCACAGGAAGTTTGATCCGTTATGGAAAAATACCAATTTTAAAAGGACTGATTGCTACGGATATTTAGCAAATAAATTGGGATTACATTTAAGAGAAACACACTTTGGCTGGTTTGATAAAGACTATTTAGAAAGAGCATTATTCGTACTGGAAAATACAACTTATAAAGATATTAGTGTGTATATAAGGTCAAGACAATGTTAGATGAAACAATAGATCTATTAACAAGACAAATGTTAGAAGATGTCTTTAATGACAAGAAAAATAAACAAAAACAAATGATAACTATGAGCAAGGCTGATTTATACAAGTTTTGTATTAAACTAGTCAAGCTCATACAACAAATAGAGAATATGGAGGAAAAAAAGTGAATCATAGAGAGTTAGCAAGAGATTATTATAAAAAATGTGGAATTACTTATGAAGATATTACGATGAATAGTTTATATAAACTAATACAATTATTAAACAAAAGAATTGTCGAAGCTGGTAGTTGTATGATTATGATAAATGAACCTAAATTGAAAGGTACAAATAAAAATATTGTATTTAAAAATAACAAATTAGTATTTGCTGAAATTAGAGTAAAAGGAACTTATTTTGATGATAGGGAAGCTATAACTTTCAATGAAGATGGTTTTATAGGATTATGTGGTTGGGCTGATGGTTATAATTTAACACCTTTTGTTATGGGATTTAAAGATTGGTGTGATTATATGAAAAACAAAGTAGGTGATGATTTTGAGTAGAAAACATTTAGAAATGAAAAGACCAGTAAGAAAGTTTTATGAATCGGTTAATGAAATGATAGATTATATAAACGCTTTTAATAATTTAACACCTCGAGGAGATGGAGCTAAAGAGTGTGCTATCCAAGAATGGAAAGGCGTTATAAATGAAGTTATTATTCAATTAAATAATATTAAAAACACACAAATAGATTTAATTTTGAAAGGTGATAATAATGACCGAAGATAGTAGCATAAGAAAGATTAAAACTAAAGTGGAGTTATATCACGATCATTTTGAAAATGCTAAAAGATATCAAATTCCACACGCTCAACTTATTATTGCTGATATTCCATATAATTTAGGAAATAATGCTTATGCAAGTAATCCTCAATGGTATATTGATGGAGATAATTCTAATGGTGAATCAAAATTAGCGGGAAAAAGTTTTTTTGATACTGATAATGATTTTAAAATAAATAACTTCTTTGATTTTTGTACTAGATACTTAAACAAAGAACCTAAAAAGAGTGGAGAACGTGGTCGCAGTAGTAACGCTCCAGCTATGATAGTATTTTGTGCTTTCGAGCAAATACCAATGGTTATAGAACAGGGGAAAAAGCACGGACTTATGAAGAGTTATCCTTTGATTTTTATAAAAAATTATTCTTCACAAGTATTAAAAGCAAATATGAAAATTGTAGGAGCTACTGAATATGCAATAGTACTATATAGAGATAAATTACCAAAGTTTAATAATAAAGATGAGTTTGGAGAAAATCGTATGATATTTAATTGGTTTGAATGGAAAAGAGATGGTAAAGATATACCTAAAATACACCCTACACAAAAGCCAGTTAATTTATTAAAACAATTGATTAAAGTATTTACTGACGAGGGAGATGTTGTTATTGATCCGTGTGCTGGTAGTGGGTCAACATTAAGAGCTTGTATTGAATTAAATCGAAGTTGTTATGGTTTTGAAATAAAAAAAGAATTTGTAAAAAGAGCTAAAGAGGAAATGTTAGTAAATATTCAAAAACAACAAAGTTTATTTGATTAGAAAGTGAGGAATTTTAATGTTTAAATGTGTATTTAATAAAAAAAATAATGAAGTTGATATAGAATTATTAGCAAAAATATATATTTGTAAAGTATGTGGTAATCAATTTGATTTAATAAAAGAAAACAAATATGTAGTTCAAGAAAATAACGGATTAAATAGTGCTGTAAATGGAAGAAAGAAGTATGAATGTTTTGATTGCCCTACTTGTGGCTGTCAAAATATAGTTAATATAAGAGAGGGATAAAGAGAAATGAGTGAAAAAGAATTTTGGAATCGTATTCATAAAAAATTTATCTTTGAATGTAATAAGCTTCCTAAAGGTGATTTACAACTCGGACTAGGTTTTACTAAGGAAACATTACATAATTACGATGGTGAGCCCATACCTGAATATACAATATTTATAAGTTTTTTCAAATGGAATATTTATTTTGGAATTGGAGTTAAATATGATGAAAATTGATTTAAAAGATATAATAAAAATTCAACATTTAGAGATGGAAATATTTGAAGAAGAAGATAATGATTATGTTGATTATAGAATCGTTAAAAATAAAGAAAGAGCAATTTATAGAAGATTGGCTAAAACTATCTCTAGTAAAGAAGAACAAGAAAAAGTAAGAAAATGTATTTATTCTGGTATGTGGAATCAACAAGATACTACATTTAAACCAATATGTGACGAAATAAGAAAATTAGGTTATGAGGTGATAAGTTAATGAATGGTTATGATTTAAGCATAGATTTTGCAACTAATCAAACAAATAGAGAGATTTTTGAAAATTTATTAAAAACTAATAATTTAAAAAAATATGCTGTTGAACTAGCAACTGGAGAACATTTAATTTTTGTTGAATATGAAGATTATAAGAAAAAAATTGAATTGATATGTAAAATACTAAGATATGCTTATGGTACTGATATGATTTTGGGAGAATTTAAAGAATTATTTAATTTGGCTACTAATAAAAAATATGATGTTAAGAAAAATTTAGAAGAACAATTAGAGGTATTTAAAAATGAAAATACCTAAATTAGCTAAAGGTGGAGTGATAAAAATACCTGTAATATCTTCTAAATCCACAGAAGATTTATTTGGAATGTTTATGAGTCAACAAGAAATGATATTGAAAATAAAACATCAAAAGAAAGTAATAGATAGATTATCAAGAAAAATTCAAAGAAAGAATCAAGAATATAGAAAATTAAAAGCTAAGAAAATGCCACCTACATTATATGGTAGTAAAGTGGTAGTAGTTCCTGAAAGTATAGCTAATGAAATAATGATAATTGATGAAAAGTTTTTTGATCCATATTTAGGAGAAAAATAAGTGATGAACAAATATATGAAAGAATACGCTTTATATAAAGGTGAAAAATGTTTAGCAATAGGAACAATAAAAGAAATAGCAATACAAATGAAAGTTAAGGCTAAAACAATAAGTTTTTATAAAACGCCAACATATAAAAAAAGATGTAAAAGATCATTTAAAAGACTTACATTAATTGAATTAGATTAGGAGGTATAAAATTGAATAGAGAAGAAATAGAAAACCGAATTGAAATTTGTGAAGAAAGAGCAAAAGGTTATAGAGAAGTTGGAAAAAACTTTATTGCTGATAAATATGATAATGAAAAATATAAATGGGAAAAGTTGTTAAGTGATTTAGATTTGTTAAATGAGAGAAAAATAAAAGATTTAATGGATTATAAAAAAGCTTATTTTGATTTAAAGCAACAAAACGAAAAGTATAAACAAGTTTTTAATAAAATGTTTAATTGTATAGAAACTAATTCTTGTGGGGATTACAAAATAACTTTTGGAAAAGAGTTATTAAATATATTAAATGAGGTTAATGATGAAAAATGATAGAGAAAAAGAAATTAAATATTTGATGTATTTAAAGAATGAACTTATAAGAGAAACAAAAAAAGAATTAAAGGATCTGAGAAATGAATTAGATACATTAAATAATCAAAAAACTTTAAGAAGAAAAAGAGGTGGATATAGTGGAAGAAGAAACTAAGAATGAAATAGTAAAAAAAGTATTGGAAGAATTAAAGAATAAAAAGTTATTAAAGAATCCTAAATCATCTTATAAAAGTACCGAAAAAATATTATATAGTTTAAATGTATTACCTGAGGCTATTAAATTAATAGATGAAGAAGTAAAGAAACTAGAGGAAGAAGCAAAAGGTATAGCAATACCAACGGCTAAATCTAATTCACTTATACTTAATGAAAGAAATAACACTTATGTTTATGGAGATGAAACACTTGAAACAAGAATAAGTGAATTAAAACAAATATCAGTTAAAGCTAAATCACAAATAAGACTTGTTAAAAGTGCTTTAAAAAAGATAGAAAATGATAAGTATTATGATATTATTCCAATGTATTATTTTGAAGAAAAAACAATAGAGGAAATAGCTGAGGAATGTGAGTGGGCTGTTGGTACAGTTAGTAAGCATAAAAAAAGATTGATGAATGATTTGAAAGTTTATATTTTCCCTGATACATTCATAGAAGAATTATAAAAAAATGAAAAAAGCGTGAAAATGGCGTGTATGGACTAATGAAAATATAATGATATAATATAGTAAAATGAAATAATTATGATAGATGAATGAATCACTAATCATAATTATTTTTATTTTGATTAAATATGGGTGATATTTTAATGGAAAAATACATTGAGAGTAATTGATTTGAGATATAAAGTTCGATTCTTTATTCACCCGTCCTTTTTATTCTTTTTATTCGTTGATGTTATCAACAAAAAAGAGTGGAACTAGAAATAGTTCCTTTTATTATGTTTAAAAAGTGGGTGATAAGATATGTTAAATACAATAGTTGCAATAGTATTGGTAGTGTTAGAAATGTTATTTTTAGCGGTGGTTCTTATCCTCAATAATATAGATGAGTTCATAGAATGGCTTGAAAAAAGATTAGAAAAGAAGAATAAGAGGTAATTCTATGAAAGAAAAGAATTATTTGGGGTTGTGTATGAGATATAGTGAATCCTGTAAGCTATGTCCTAGAAATAAAAAGTGTGAGGAAGAATTAGCACTAGAGAAAAGAGGTGTTAGATATGAAAGTAAAAATACTTGGAACGGAATACGAAGTAATAAAAGACGCAGAAGAAAAAGATTATCCACAATTAAAAAAGTGTGATGGTTTTACCGATTTTAGTATTAAAAGAATTGTAGTAGCCGACTTTGATAAAGATGAAAGTAGTGTAGATGATATAGATTGGTATAAAAAGAAAGTCCTTAGACACGAATTAGTACACGCTTTTATTCACGAGAGTGGACTAGCCGAGAATTGTGACTGGGCTAGAAATGAGGAACTTACTGATTGGATAGCTATACAATTTGAAAAGATATTAGGCGTGTTTATAGAATTACAATGTATTGATTCTATAGGTGTAGATGTAAATATATTTGATAGACAATCTAACGATCCAATAAATGATCCTATTAATTCTCCTAAAGTAAAAGTAGCTAAAGCTAGTATTAAAGATACTACTGAGATAATAAATGAAATAGGTAAATCAATAAATAAAATACCTATAAACATAAATCTAAATAATTTAGCTAAAGGTGGAATAATTGGAGTTGATGGGTAATGACCTCGTTAAGTAATAATCAAAAGTTATTTTGCCAAGAATATTTAAAATTAGGTATGAATGGAACACAGGCTTATCTAAATGTATATAAGACCTGTAAGAAAGAAGAAACAGCTATGGCTAGTGCTAGTAGATTGTTAAGAAATGTTAAGGTAAAAGAATATATAGAAGAGCTACAATCAAAGGTAGAGGAAAAGGCTATAGTAAGTATAGAAGATATAGTAAAAGAACTGACAGCTATAGCATTTACTGATAGAACTAAAATATCTAAAATGGTGACAAAAGAAAAACAACTTGAAAAAACTACTTTGGTATATAAAGCTGTTGATTTTCCTGATACTGACACTTTAGATAATGAAACAAAAAAAGTAATAGCTGGATATAAACAAACTCAATCAGGACTAGCTGTAGAAACCTATGATAAAATGAAAGCTCTTGAATTATTAGGTAAGTATTTAGGAATGTTCAAAGATGAAGCTCCTACAATAAATAATAACATAGTTAATCCATACGCCAATTTAAGCGAGGAAGAATTACGAAAATTGGTTGGTGATTAAAAGTGGTAATACCTGAATATGTAAGAGAACAAGCAAGATATGAATTAGCTAGGCGTAGCTTTTGGGAATATTGTAAAATAAAAGCTCCTGACTTTTATATGGAGGGTAGAAATTATTTAAAAGAGTTTTGTAATGAATTACAAGACTTTTTATTATCTCCTAAAAAGGTATTAGTGGTTAATATGCCACCTAGACACGGAAAGAGTAGAACTCTTACATTATTTGTTCAATGGTGTTTAGGTAGAGATATACACTATAAGATAATGACCGGTAGTTATAATGAAATACTATCCGGAACTTTTGCTAAAGCTGTAAGGGACGCTATACAAGAAGAGGACGGAATATTTAATAAAATATTTCCTAATGTAAAAGTTAAGTATGGTGAAGCTTCGATGAAAAAATGGGCTTTAGAGGGAAGTGAAGAAGCTAACTATTTAGCAACATCTCCAAAGGGTACAGCTACTGGTTTTGGTTGTAAGCTAATGATAATAGATGACTTAATAAGAGAAGTACAAGAAGCTTATAACGAAGAACTATTAGAAAAGCACCAACGCTGGTTTACTGATACTATGTTATCAAGAACTGAAACAGGCTTTAAGATAATAATAGTTATGACTAGATGGGCTACAAATGACTTAGCTGGATTTGTATTAGATAAATATAAAGATGATTGTATTCACATTAATTATAGAGCTATTCAAGATGATGGATCTATGTTATGTGAAGAAGTATTAAATAGAGCTGACTTTGATTTCAAAACTCAAGAGATGAGTGAAGAAATAGTAGAAGCCAACTATAATCAAAAATGTATTGATGAAAAAGGTCGTCTATACAAGAACTTAAAGACATACGATGTTAGTCCCGGATTTGGAACAATATACGCTTATGTTGATACAGCTGATACTGGAGATGACTTCTTATGTTGTGCTGTATATGGATTACTTAATAAAGAACCATATATTTTAGATGTTTTATTTACTGATGAGGGTATGGAAATAACCGAGGAGGAATGTGCTGATATTCTCTATAGAAACAATGTTAATTTAGCATACATTGAATCCAACAATGGTGGACGAGGTTTTGCTAGAAATGTTAAGAGAATATTAAAAGAAAAATATAAATCAAATAAATGTGTTATTAAACCATTTACTCAAACAGCCAATAAGCAATCAAGAATATTATCATCTAGTTATTGGGTTATGGAACATATACATTTTCCATTTAATTGGAATAAAAGATGGGAAGCGTTTTATAAACACATTACTAGGTATCAAAAGAAAGGTAAAAATGCTCACGATGATGGAGCTGATGTATTAGCTGGTATTTACGATAAGACGGTTGGAGAAAGAGGAGCGTCTTTTGGTAGCACTAAACCAGCATAAAAGGAGGTATAAGATATGCTACAATATAATAAAGAATATATAACTAAAGCTGAAAATATAGCTACAATATTAGAATCAGCTAAGCCTGAATGGAATAAAAGAAAAAAGTTATATAGAATGAAAGTAAGAAAAAATAGTCCATCAGGTTTGGTAGCTGAAAATGATAAAGAAACTAAAGTGGCGTTTGAATTTGCTATATCAAATATGATAAATGGATATGCCGGAGGTAAAGCTCCTATATATCAAGTAGAAGAAATGCCGACAAAAGAAAAACAAGCTATTCTAACTAAATTATTTAATAAATTATTCAATGCCAAAGACAATGATAGAAAAGAATATCAAACATTTATTGATTATATAAGGAATTACAATGATGATTCCTTTTTTTATTATAATTTAATACAAAGTTATAATGATTTGTCGGCTGGTTATGGTATTTGGTATGAAAATGAAGATAATGAAATAGTATATGCAAATGTTGACGCAAGACAAACAATAGCTATTTATGATTATTCTACACCAGTTAAAAAGATAGGTTTGTTAAGAACTTGGGAAGAAACTGATGAAAAAGGTGAAAAGTTTGATATGGTTGTAGTCACTACCGAAGATTGTAAATACTATTTTAGAAATAGTAAATTAAAAGGTGACGATTTTAGAGAAGATGAAGAAGCAAGAGAAACGATCAACTGGGGTTGTGTTCCTTGTATAGCAATAGAAAATCCTGATGGATTAGCTTGTTTTGAATTAGCAAAACCTAGTATTGCTAAATATGAAAGAGTTATGAAGAACTCAGGTAATACTTTCCAATATAATGATGACGCTAAACTAATGGTGACTGGTTATGAACCTAGAGAAGATACTTTAATCGAAAAAAGAGATGATAACGGAGAAATAGAACACGATGAAGAGGGTAATATTATATGGATACCTAATGAAAAAAGAAAAAAGGAAGATGAAGTAGTATTACAAGCTCCTGTATTCTATGCCGGTGAGGGTGGAAGTATTGAATGGGTAGAAAAGAATATCAATGATGGTGCTTTAGAAAACTATAAGAAAACACTTATAGATTTAATATTTATGGTTAGTTGTTGTCCTAATGTTAATGATTTAGGGTTTACTAATGCCGATAATAGCTCAGCACTAGAAAAGAAATTCTTTCCACTAGAACAATCTATCACTTACTTAGATAAATCAGTTAGAAAAGAATTACTAGCTATGTGGGAAGCCTTTACTACTAGAATTAATCTAAAGAAAGGTACAAAATATGACTTTAGAAACTTAAAAATAAAGCTTCAAAGAAATATGCCTACTGATAAGAAAGCCGAAACTGATAGAGCTTTATCATTAAGAGGATTAGTATGTGATGAAACTGTCATCAACTTATTACCTGATGAGTTAGACGCTTCAAGTGAAATAGAAAAAATGAAAACACAAAGTGAAGAAAATCTTGAAGCAAATATGAAAAAAATTGAATCTTTCGGTAAAGATGGAGCAGACGCTCGAGCAGAAGAAAACAATAATCAAGACGCAAAAGAAACAAAAAATGCGTCTAATACTAATCAAGACGCAAGTGTGCAAAATAGCCAAGAAAAGTAGGTGATATATAATGGATAATAAAACTATCCTGAATAACCGATGGAATTACACTGATTTAAAATTAAAAGATTATCTTAGAATTTATAAAAAGACTAATTTAAAAACTCAAGATAATATACAAGATATATTTAATGGTATTGATTTTAATTATATGGATCTAAATAAGCCTATTTCTAATAACCAAAGGAAAAAATTATCTAGGGTTGTTGATGAATGGAAACAACTTGAATTATTAAAAGGATATTTTGAATATAAAGTTATAGAAATTCTAAATAAGAGATATATTACTAATCAAGAAATGTTAAGTATATTATTGTGGGGTGCTTTTGTAAAAGAAAGAAGTCAGTTAGACGAATATGAGGAAGTCTTATTTACTGAAATAGGACAAGATTTATATAAACAAGGTATTGATGAAATAAAACCTACTAAAAAGAAAAAATGGAGTTTAACTTGGGAATATATATGGTCTATGTTATGTTTACCTAATGTAAAAGGTAGTAGTTGGATAACATATATTGAAGCTTTAGCACTAACTAACGCTCAAGAACTAGAAAGACAAACTATTATCCAATTACAGCAAAATAAAAAGCCTAATATAGAAGATGATGTGTTTAAAAACATCTTAAAAAAGCAACAAAATAGATATATTTCTATAAATGATGATAAAATAAGCGGTGCTTTAGATAGTCAAGTTGTAGAAATAGCCAATAAATCATTATTAAAAGCTGGTGAAGATGTAGGACAAAAGAAATTAAGAGCTAGATTTATTGCTGAAATTGATGATAGAACAACTAAGATGTGTGATGGTATGAATGGTATGTTATTCTATGTTAATGATTGGAATAGATTTTATAGATATAGTGATGATGATAAAAGAGATGTTCTTTATACAATTAAAGGACTAGAAGTTGGGGCTAATTTGCCACCGATTAATAATCATTTTCATTATTGTAGAAGTACAATTACTTATCTTACTGAAATGAAGTATAATGAGCTTATAGCCGAGTATAATCAGTTAAAAAGGATAATACCTAGTGAAGTACCTGAAAGCCTTGAAGAATACGCTAAATTAAGGTATAATAATAGCAATTATTATGAAGAAATAAAACTCAAAGAGGAAATAGGAAAACATTATAAAAAAGACCTAGAAATAGGTGAAAAAAAGAAAACTTTATCATTTAATAGTTATTATGAAAAAGTAAATGATACAAGAGAGTATTTAAGAAATGTTCAAGCCAAAGACTTTGGAACTATTGGTGAAATAAAACTACATACCATTGATAGAATGATAGATAGAAATATCACTAAGGAAGATATAAAAAATATATTAGAAGATCCAACTAATCACTGGTATAGTCCTATAAATAATAGTGAGGTTTTCTTCAAAGATAAAAAAATGGTTGCTATTGATATAGAAGAATTAAGTGTCAAGACAGCATATAAGGGAAGAGGTAAGAAAAATGAATAATCCTAGAAAGATTTTATCTATAAAAGATATAGAATTATTAGAATCAAAAAATATTGATATTCCTGATAAAGAATTGAATGATAGTGAATGGGATAATTTAATAGTTCAAATAGCAATCAATTTGAAACAGGAAGAAGCCGAAAGGTTAATAGATATACTAGATGACAGCACTAAATAAGGTGCTGTTTTTCTATACTACTTTTATAGGTAGTATATCAATAGTAAAGAAATACTTTATTGTTGATATAGTGCTTATAAAATAGCACTAAATAATGATTATTAAGAGGAATGATAGCTACATTCCTTTTTTTAATGCCTTTCTATTGTGGCTCAACAATGGAGTTTTGTGTAAATGTAATGAGCTGGGGACTTAAAAAAGTAAATGGCTTGGGACAAAGGAGGAATAAGAATGGACACAAATAATTCAAATGGTGTTGTTGATAACAATGTTCAACAAAACCAAAATGCAGGTGCTAATGTACCTAAAACTTTTGACGAAATGTTGAAAGAATCTAATTATCAAAGTGAATTTGATAGGAAAGTTCAAAAATCTTTAGAAACAGCTAAGGCTAAATGGGAAGCTGAACAAGAAGCTAAACAAAGTGAAGCCGAAAAATTAGCAAAGATGAAAGATGATGAGCGTAGAAATTATGAGCTAGAACAAGCTCGAAAAAAACAGGAAGAAGCTGAATTAAGATTAAGTGCTTATGAATTAAAAGAAGAAGCAATTAAGATGGCTAATATTCCTGAAACTCAGGTAGATGTTTCTTTATTGAATCTTATAGACTTTAGAAGCATTAAGGCTGAACAAGTAGAGCCTACTATTAAAAACATAAAGAAAGTATTTGATAGTGCTGTTGAAAATGAAGTGAATAAGAGATTAAAAGAAACTACTCCTAAGACAGTAAACGCTAATATTTCTTCAAATAGTGAAAGAGTATCAAGATTTAGCGTTTAGTTATTGCCAAAAAAGGAAGAGGAGAGTGATTTAACATGGCAAAACAAAATTCATTAAATATTCAAGACTATTTAAACGATGATGTTATGGATAGTCTAGCTGAAACACTTGACGGAGTTATTGAAAATATCCAATCAGGTTGTGTCAGTGAAGCTTTAAAAGCTAAAAATGGTAGTGGAGATCCTACTACAGGAAGTGTAGAGTATAAGAGATTTGCAAATGCAGTAATCCAAGAAAAAGGAACAGCAAGAGCAAACGGAAAGGGTAATAAAGTAAAAGCTAAACCAGTCACTGTAAATATTGATGATGATAAAGAAATCATTGAAGAATTACAAGAAAAAGACCTTAAATTATATGGTGTTGATGGTATGGCTAAAAAGAGAAGTAAAAACGCTCAAGATGTCATCAAGACTTACTATGATAGAAAGTTCTTTAGAATTGGTCGTGACGCTGGTATCCAAGTTGAAAGAGTTAGTGGAGATACAACTAAGAAAATCGTTGATAGATTAATTAGTACAGCTAAAGTGACTAAAAATGATTTTGTTGATGGTGTAGATGAAGAGTTAATAGCTTTAGTAGTAAATACTAAATATAAAGGTGAATTAAAAGATTATTTAGATAGCCTACCTAACGGAACAACTCCATCAAATGGAGCTATTGGTATGTATCAATCAGTTATCACTTATGAATCTAATCGTATGCCAAGTGATGTTCCAGCTATGGTTATGTTAAAAGAAGCTATAGCATTGCCAAACTATACAAGTGAGTATGGGGCTGAAAAAGTACCATTCGATGACGCTATAGCACTTGAATTATTCGCATACTCAGGTGGAGAAGCTTTAGTACCTGAAATTATCTTATACGATTGTGATTATACTTATACAGAAGCTAAAATTACACAATTTGCTAGTGGTACAACTTATTACACTTATAATAAAGGTGAATATACAGCTGTTCCATCAAGTGCTACATTCGATAGTGAAGAAACATATTACACTAGAGCGTAGTTAAATAAAAAAATAAAGAGAAGAAAGGAATTAAATTATGAGAAAGTTTTTATGTAAAGAATCAGGAGCTGTTTTATTAGTTAATAGTAAGGAAGTTGCTAAGCAATTTGCAAGAAGTGACGCTTACGAAGAATTAAAAGAAGTAGAAGCTCCTAAAGAAAAAGCTATTAAGGATTATACTAAAAAAGAATTAGTAGCTTATCTTAAAACTCTTGATATTGAAGCTAGTGAAGATATGAAAAAAGATGATTTATTAGCTTTAATTCCTGAGGAATAAAATAATTAGAATTGGAGGGTAATAGAATGAAAGAAGAAGCTAAAAGTAAAATGCTAAAAAGGTTAAAAGATGACCTTAGCGTGAACTTTAAAACTGGGGACGATAGTATATTGTCGGATTTTATTGATGATTATATTTCTATTGCCTCCAACAATTCTAATCGTTCAAAAGACGATGAAAAATTATATCCGTATGTTTATAAGGCTGTTAAATCAGCATATCTTTTACGAGGAGATGAGGGTAGTTCTAGTTCTACTGAGGGAAGTTTATCTACATCTTATGAAGATATAGAAGAAAAACTAGCTCAAAAAGTTAGATCTATTAGGGTGATGAAATGAGGATAAAGAACTTATCCAAAATATACATTTACAAACCTGAAAAAAAACTGATAAAGGGTGATTATACTACTGATTGGTATTATAAAGGTGAAGAAATGTTAAATCCACAGCAAGACATAGACGAATTAAACCGCAATAGTGCTGGTGAAATAGACTATGAAATTGTTAAACTTCGTATTGATAGAAAAGTCGATATAGATAAAGGTGATGGAATATCTTTTAGTCCTTTAGAAGTAGATAATGATAAAAAGGTTAAAAATGATAAAAAACCTTATTATTTAGTTGAAAATAAGCCACAAATAGGTAAAACAACACTTTATACTTTAATTACTAATAACGGAGAATAGTTATGATTGATATAAGTTGGAATAAAGATAATCTTAAAAGTTTTGAAAAGAAGATGGAAACTATAATTAAAAAACTTCCTGAAACAGCTAAATTAGGTGTTGAAGATTCTTTAAAAAATACTCAAGAAAAAGCTTTGAAAAATAAGCGTGGAAATAAAGATGAGAAACTTATTCCTATTGAAATATTGGATTTTGACAAAGGTAAAGTTGTTGGTAGAGTTTATACTAACAAAGATTTATTTTCTCACGCACCATTTTTGGAATATGGTACAGGAACTAAAGCTGAATTACCACACATAGGACAAACTAAGACCTTTATTCAAAGTGGATATAGATATTGGTTCTTGCCTGTAGAAAAGGTAGATAGACAATTTAGTCCTGAAAGAATAATAGTAATAGATGGGAAACAATTCTATTTAATGTTTGCTACTAAACCATATCCATTTATGCGTCCGGCTTCATTTTCCTCTCGTCAGGAAAATGCTGATTTAGTAAATGAGAGAATAGGAAAAATGTTGATGGAGGTATTAAAGTGAAAGAATTTAAAGTAAGTGAGTTTTACGATATGGTAATAACTATATTAGAAACTATTATGAAACAAGTAGTAGGAGAAAATCCTAATGGAGATAGTAAATTTCCTTGTATAGTAGTACAAGCTCCAATGAGATTAGACGAAGTAAACGGAGAGGAACTACCAATATTATCAAGATTTTCAATTACTTGTGAGGCTTGGACTAAAAAGAAAGCCACCAGTATTGAACTTGCTGATGAAATAGATAGTAAATTAAGAGGATATAATTTTACGAGAACAGGAACACCTATAAACCTTTATGACGAGAATACTAAATGTCATCGTTATGGAGGAAATTACGAGGTGTTTTATAATGCTCTCACAAATAGTTTAGAAAAAGTAAAATAGGTAAAGGAGGAATATATATGACACCTAAAACAGGTACTTTAACTAAAATTTATATAAGTGAAAAGGAATATCCAAGTGAATCCGATTTAACTTTAATTATGTATACTGAGGAAATTCCAGCAATAGAAGATCCAGCAGAAGCTGTGACATATCAAACTACTGATATGGACGGAGAAGAACAAAGTAAAGGTAGTAAAAAAGCAACTACTCCAGCTATCCCAGTTCTTTATAAGAGTGAACAACACGATGAATTAAAGACTAAAGCTGATAGCAATAAAAGTTATTATTTCTTCATTCGTTATCCTGAATCTACTTGTGCTAGTGGAGAAAGTCCTTTAGTTAAATCTTTCTCAGCTCAAATGGATTTAACTGGTGATACTATTACAGCTGGAGATATTATTAAAGATACTTTAACTTTATATAGAAATTCTAGTGTAAAAGAAAGTCACGGATTACCAGTAGCTCCAACTCAATCAGGTAGCTAATAGGTGATAAATAATGGCTAAATTTAAAAATAAGGAAACTGGTCGTGTTTGGGATATTACCAATGCGGAACATCTTAAACACTTCCGTTCTAATCCTAGATTTGAAGAAATAAAAGAAAAAACAAGTAGTAAGGAAACTAAAAAGTTAGAAAAAGCTACTAATAAAAAATAAAAATAAAGGAAAGAGGTTTTATTATGATTTTAAAAGTAAAAGATAAAGAATATTCATTTACAGCAACTATGAAAAAAATAGTTTCTATGAATAAAAAATTAAAGGTTAAAAATTTAAGGGACGCTTTTTTTAAGGCTCTAAACGATGTAGATTTTGAGTTCTTAGCTGACGCTCTTTTAAGCTTTGCTGATGACGAAACAAAGAAAGAATTAAATAACGATTCTAACAAAGTTTATGATATGATGGAAGCTTATGTTAATGAGAATGAAACTGATTATGAAGCTATATATAAATTACTAGCTGAGGAGATAAATGATAAAAGTTTTTTCGGCAAAAAGATGACGGAGGAAGAAATAAAGGCTCAAATGGACAATCCGCTAGCCAGCTTCGACATCAATCAAGTAATTACCAATACAGCGGAAAAAGTAATGGGAGAAGTAGTAGCGGAAGAGTTCAAAGGATACAAAGGCTAGATTATATAGATCTAATATATGATTTAGAACCTTTAGCTTATAGATTTGGAATGAAACCTCACGAGTTTTGGGATTCTATTTATAGAGAAGTAGCTTTGTATGTAGAATCTCGTTCTCTCCAATATGAGCAAGAAATTAAATCACGAATCTTGTTAGCTGAAAATTTGGGTAATAAAATGATAGGCTCAGGTATGACAGCTAAAAATCCTAAAAATGTAAATCTTATTAAAGAAATTTATCCGGATTTATTTAAAGAGGAATTAGCAAGACAAAGTGTATTTGAAAGAAAAGCAAGTGAGGGAGAGGAATTAGTCAATTTAATGTTAGAATTGACGGAAGAGTTGAGGCAAGAAACGAAAGGAAAAGAATAATAAGGAATCACACAAAGGAATGGTGGTGATGACTTATTACAATAGAAGAATTAGAAATAATTATAAGGGCTAATATTACTGACGCTATGAGCGGTATTAAAAAAATAACTGATGAAGTTAAATCAGCTGTAGCTAAGAGTGTTGAGCCTATGAAAAATCTAACTACTCAAGCAAAAGATATGGCTAGTAAAAGTGCTTCTAGCGTATCACAAATGAAAGCTCAAATGAAAGGATATAGTAATTCTATTCAAGAAACAGCTAAGCAACAAGATTATTTAAGGACTAAAATTGAGGATTTAAAAGATTTATTAGCTAAAGCTGATATGGGTTTTGAAGTTGGAGATACAATGAAGATTGAAGCTGATATTGAAAGACTTGAAAATAGACTTAGAAAGTTGCAAAGTCAAGGTCAAAACACAGGTAAAGAAATTTCTAGTGCTTTTGATAAGATAAAAGCTAAGATCAAGTCAGCTGGGATACATCTAGCGGGGCTAGGTGGTAAGTTTAAGAATGCTTTATCAGGAAGCAAGAATCTAGGTAAAACATTTACATCTACCTTTAATAATGGAATAAAATCCATAAAAAGATTTGCTATGGGATTACTAAGCGTTAGAACAGCGGTTAGTATGGTTAGTAAAGCTATGCAATCATATTTAAGTTATGATACACAATTAAGCAATTCTATTCAAAATTGTTGGAATGTTCTAGGAAGTCTATTAGCACCAATATTAGAGTTTGTTATTAGTTTATTTTCAAAAGCTGTAAGCTATGTAAATGCTTTTGTTGAAGCTCTTACAGGAATAAATCTTGTTGCAAGAGCTAATAAAAAAGCCTTGGATAGTCAAGCTAAATCAACTAAAAAATTAAGTGATACTCAATCTAGTTTAGATGAGTTCCATACTGTCAGCACCGATACTGGATCAGGTAATGACAACAAGCCTATAACTGTAGAGCCTGTAGATATGGATAAACTTGATTTTCTTTTTGATTGGATTGATAAAGCTAAAAAATTATTAGCTACTTTATTTGATCCAATAAAAGAAGCTTGGGATAACAAAGGTAAAGCTTTTATAGATAGTTTAAAAAATGCTTTTGAGGGTATAAAAAGTCTAGGAATAGCTGTATTTAGTTCTATATTTGAAGTATGGACTAATGGTACAGGACAAAAAATAGTCGAAAATATCTTAGAAATGTGGACTAATGTATTCAATATTGTTGGAGCTTTATCTCAGGCTCTAGCTAATGCTTGGAATAACGCTGGAAATGGAACAGCAATAATTCAAGCTATAGCTGATATATTTATAGGCATACAAGATATTGTTAAGAGTATAGCTAATTCTTTATTGAATTGGGTTATGAGTGATAATTTCCAAAGTGCTTTAAATGTGGTATTAGGTATTTTAGCTGATTTATTTGGATATGCTCAAGAAATTATGGCTTGGGTAGTGACAATGTATGAAACTTATTTAGCTCCAGTAGTTGATAAAGTTTTAGATTGTATATCAAGAATAATTATAGCTATTGGCTCAGTGTGGGAGTTCTTGAAACCAATAATAGATACAATTATTGATGTAATTATGAATGTACTAGAACCTGTTATTGATGGTTTGTGTGGAATAATAGGTGGTATCATTGACGCACTAAGTGGCGTAATGGACTTTATTACAGGAGTATTTACTGGTGATTGGAGTAAAGCTTGGGAGGGCTTAAAAACTTTCTTAGGTGGAATAATAGACGCTGTAGCTTCTTTATTCACTGGTTTATTTAATACTATAGGAGCAATATTTAAAGGTGCTTGGGATATTATAGTGTCTATATGGTCAGTAGTAAGCACTTGGTTTAATAATGCTGTTATTAAGCCTTTAGCTAATCTATTTAATGGTATATGGAATACTATGAAGAATGGAGCTCAAAACGCTTGGAATGGTATTAAAAATATCTTCTCATCAGTGGCAACATTCTTTAAAAACATATTTGGTAATGCTTGGAATGGTGTAAAAAATATATTCTCTAGTGGTGGAAGAATCTTTAGTGGTATTAAAGATGGTATATTCAATGCGTTTAGGTCAGTAGTTAATACTTTAATAGCTGGTATAAACAAAGTTGTTTCTATACCATTTAATGCAATAAATGGAGCTTTAAAGACTGTCAGGGATATATCATTCTTAGGAATAGAACCATTTAAAGGATTGATAAAACTTGTAAATGTTCCACAAATACCTAGCCTAGAAACCGGAGGCGTACTAGATAAAGAAACTATAGTAAGGGTTGCTGAATATTCTAATGCAAGATCCAATCCGGAAATTGTATCTCCAAGAGATATGATGAAAGAAACTATGAAAGAAGCTCTTGAAGAATCTAATATGAATAATACTTCTCAAAAGGTAGATGTAAATATTACTGGAAAATTAACCGCTGATGGTGATGATTTAGTATATGTTTATGATAAAAATAAGAAAGACAAAGGTTATGATGGTGGAAAAAATCCATCATTTGCTTATTAAGGAGGGATAACTAATGATAAAAAAAGGTAAAAATCCATTGTTTTTATTTAATGGTGAAGCTCTTCCTAGTAATCCTCAAGTAGGATATTTAGAAGAAAATGAGCAATTAGTAAAAGGTACTCGTAATACTAGAGGACAAACAATAGCTCAACCTATAAATAGGAGAATAAATAAGTTTAATAACATAGTCTTTCCTATTTTAACTTTAGAAGATTATAATTGGTTGAAAAAGAAAGTAGCTAATTTTGAAGTTCTTTTAACTTATTATGATAGTGATGAACTTGATGTTGTTATTCGTAGGTTTTACTTTGGAAATTTGAGTGGTGAACCTAGTAAATGGGAAAACTATCAGTCAGTACAAAAACCTATTGAATATAAAAATGTTAAAGTAAACATTATTGATATGGGGTATTAGATTATGGCAAGTAAAAATATGATTGAACAACTTAAAAAACCTAAGAGAAATCTTGGGTTTTTGAAAGTTAAATTTAATATAGTGGATCCGGAAACTAATCCGGACTTATCAAGTAATAGTGAAGAGATATTTAGTGACTTAGATAATATCAAAGAAGCAACAATACCTCAATCTAAAAATTATGCTACACTTGAAAAAAACTTTTGGCTTCTTAATGATAGTCAGCCAATATATGGTAGTGAAGAACTTGAACAAACTTATGTGAGTTCTTATATGAGTGATAAAAATTGTTTGTTTAGTGATAAAGCTTGTATAACTCTTACATCAAGCGTTTACTTAACTACTTTAGGACTTACAATGGTTTTTGATAGTATTGATAAAAACTATGCAAAAAAACTAAAGGTAAAAGCATATAGAGATAGCACTATGATTATGGATAAAGATTATACTTTGAGTAGTTATAGTGATAGATTAATTTTTGCTGATAATGAAGAGTTAGTTAGATGGAATAAAATTGAAATATATTTTATAGAATCTAGTTTACCTTATAGGAGAATAAGAGTAAATCAATTACTATTTGGTATTATGGAAACATATACCGATGAGAACTTAATTAGTGCTGAAAGTAAAGAAAAAACAACAATGATAAACTCGGAGCTTCCTACTCATACATTTAAGTTTACTATTGATAATATGAATAAATTGTTTAATCCTGATAATCCGCAAGGCTGGTATAGATATATATTACAGCAACAACCTATTTTTTATGAATGGGGCTATCAATTAGATGATGGAACTATTGAATGGATATTAGGTGGAAAAATGCTTCTTACTGGTTCGGTAGAGGTTGGAGAAAATCAAGTATCATTTAGTACGACTTCACTTATCAATTATCTTACTAAAGTATATAAAAAAGGCGTGTATAATTCTAGTGGTAGAAGTTTATATGATTTAGCGGTAGATGTATTAGAAGATAGTAATATAGATAGTAGCCAATATAATTTATGGATTGGCTTAAAGTCGATTAAGACTGACGCACCTTTACCTAAATTAGAAGCTAGACAATTACTTCAAATAATAGCAACTACTGGAAATTGTATTTTATTTACTAATAGAGAGAATGTTATAAATATTCAACCTTTTAACTATGTATTAAATCCTGATGGAATGAGTTATGATTTTATTACTAGCAATCCTGTAGTTAAAGTACAAAGTGAGCTACATAATACTATCATATATATAAATCATTATTCTAAGGAAGATAATGTAAGTGAATTGTTTAAAAATGAATCTTTAGAGATAACAGGGACAAAGACTATTGAAATAGAATATGACTTAGCAACTGACATATCAGCTACTATAACAGGTGGAACTATAGTTAATGCTAATTATTATGGTAGATATGCAATATTAAAAATTACTAATACTGGTGAAGATACAATATCTTTAAAAGTGTCAGGTAAGAAAATAAATAATAGTCAAACAATAGATTCAAAACAATTTAATGATGATGGTGAGAATATTGAATATAAAAATGATTTGATTACTCAAATGGTTGAAAGCTCAAAAGAAACTAAATTAAAAGACTTTATAGGAAACTGGTACAACAATAGAAATATTTACTCTTTTGAAAATAGAGGAGATATTGTAAAAGATACTAGAGAGATTATTCCTATAGAAACTGACTTTAGTAATAGTTTAATTGGGTATTTAGTAGAAAACAATATAAACTATGATGGAGCTTGGTCTCGTAATAGTGTAGTAGTAAAAGTAGGTGATAACTAATGGCGTGGATAGATCCTATATATGATAGAACACAAGCTGATGTTGATTTAATAAAATTAGATCCAACTAATAGCAATAATAAAGGTGCTTATAATTATACTGACTTAAATAGAATAGAAAGTAATTGTGAATATATAATGAATCTATTAAATAATAGTGATTTATTTTATTATCCAATCAATATAGAAGTAAAAACTGATTGGAATGTTAAAGACATACCTCACATTAAAGATATAAATAGAATAAGACAAAATATTCTAACTTTAAAAAATGGTATGAATCTAGGTGAAGAATATAAAGAAATAGAATTTAGTAAAACAATGGATTATATTAAAGCTAATATTCTTGAAAAAGATTTAACTTTAATAAAAGGTATTATTGATTCTTGTATGAGAGAATTAAGAAAGTGTAATACTTTCTATTGTGGAGCTAATGGTATTGGTTTGTATGCTAAGCCTGATAATCAAGAGCCTGTCGGCTTTGTAAAAATAAAACAATATGCAGGTTTGATATATTGTGGAGAGGAGTTTAGTTTATGAAACAATATAATAAAACGAATTGGAAAGATAGAATAGTTCAATTTCCTAATAGATATAAAGACCAAGATAACAATATTATAACTTTAACTCAAGATCCGGGTGAGGTTGCTCAAGATGGAACTCTTGTAGAAGCTGAGAAGATGAATAATATTGAAAATGGAATTGAAGAATCATTTAAAAATAGAGATTTTGGATATTCTACTACTTTACTCGTGGCTAACTGGACTAAAAACTCTAGTACAGGATACTACGAATATGATATAATAAATGAGGACATTACAGCTCAAACTATTGTTGATGGAATGTTGGATATTGAAAATCAAGCTAAACTAAATATTGCTTATACTTTATCTTATACAGGTGGATTTAAAGTAATAACTACTGAATTACCTAATGAAGATATAGATATAACTTTCAAATATTCATTGTTGAATAGTGATGATGAAAATTTAGTAGCAAGAGGAACAATAAATGTTAGTGCTATTGATACTAAAAATATAAATAAAATATATGGTATTAAAAGGTCATTAACTACATCGTCATCAGCTTGGGAGAGAATAAAAGACGCTGTGGGACTTGTAGCTAACGCTCAAGTAGGAACAACGCCTGTAAGAAATGATTTTGATGAAATTTATCCGTGGAGTGATATAATTTCGTACAATTATGATATAACAGCTAAGCAAATAACCGCCTATTATGGTGATCCAACCTTTAAATTTGATGGTTCAAATGGTGATGTATTTACCAAGATACCTGAATTTTATTGGAAAAGATATAGAGATGAAAATTATGAATATATTTTAATCTCAAAAAATAAATTAGCTGGTTATATTAAAAGTGAAGAGTTTTCGGTTGGTAGATATACTATGTCAGGTAGTGAATCAAGAGTTTATAGTAGAAGTGGATACGCACCATTCACAAATAAAACTATTACAAACTTTAGAAGTTATGCAAGAAGTTTAGGAGCTGGATTCGGTCAAATGGACTGGCACTATTTTATCTTACAAATGCTTTACTTAGTAGAATATGCTGACTATAATAGTCAATCTAAACTTGGTTTAGGTTATACTAATGGCTCTCACACAGCACCAATAAATAGTGGTGGTTGTGATGTACTGGGTATGAAGTCAGGAAGCAAAGACGGAACCGATAATACTTCTATGATTTATAGAGGTATTGAAGATATATTCGGTAATATATGGCAATTTGTTGATGGAATCAATATTAAAGATAGAAAAGCTTATATTTGCTATGATTCTAATAAATATGCTGTAGATACATTTAGTGGTAGTTATAAAGCTTTAGGTTATACTAATGCAACCGCTAATGGATTTGTTTCTAAGCTAGGATATGATTCCGCTAATCCTATGGTAGCGTTAGCTACTGAATCAGTTGGAAGTAGTGATACTAATATTTGTGATTATTATTACCAAGCTGAGGGAGATAGGATTGCTCTTGTCGGCGGTAGGTATGGTCTTGGTTTACCGGCTGGCT